CCGCGCCCTTGGCACGATGTGCGTTGAGATACTCCCCAAGCTGAAGAGCGGCCCAGGGGAGCTGCGCCAGGTGTCCCCGGATGGTACCGTCAAGTCTACGCCTGTCAATCAACCCTATCAGGACGAGCAAGGCCAAACACAAGCGCATTTCCTCAGCCAGGGGGCGTATGAATGTGTGATCTCCAGCGGTCCTTCATACGAAACATCGAGACTCCAGGTCGCTGATAAATTGGGGACCGTTCTTGGCGCGGTGCCACCTGAGACGCAAGCGTACTTTTTGGACATATGGGCAGGATCGCTTGATTTCCCTGGCAGCGAGGACCTGGCTGCTCGTCTAAAAACTATGGTCCCTCCGGCTGCGTTGGCCACGTCTGAGCAGCAAGATCCCAAGACCCAATTGGTACAAATACAAAATCAGCTGAAACAAGCCACAGAAGCCCTGCAAATGCTTCAACAAGAGTTAGAAAAAACGAAACAGACTGAACAGGTTGCTACGCAGAGTGTGGCACTGCTTGAGCGGGCTTTAGCCGATGCCAGGGTGAAGCTGGACAATAAGCAGGCAGAGCTTCACGTGGATATGCAGAAAGCGCAGCTTCAGCACCAGGTAGACATCGAGAAGAACGCTATCGACTGGAAAGAGCTGGAATTAAAGTACGCGATGGGGGCTCCAAACGGGGCGCTCTTGCCCCAGAACGGCAACGGCAACGGACAGGAAGATACTGATGCCGATTGAGTCGTATACGATCGTGGAAGGACAACGAGTCAACCACCCAAGCTTGAAAGCTTGGGCTTGCAGCTGGCTTACGCCACACGGAGGGTAGCCCCGCTGGCTGCGCTGCCTTGGTATCGGTACCCAATACCGTTGGGCCTGTTGACTGAGGCCGCGAATATGCACGAAGGTACGTGCGTCAACCGAACGTATTTTACGCGGGAACGGGTTGCTTCCCGCAACGCCCTATACGTTGTCAAAGAACCGTGTCTGTTAACTCCCACAAGGAGAGTGCCCTGGCTCAAGAGAAGTGTACCTCGTATATTGTGACCTATGCAACACCCTGTGGCTCCGCCAGTGGGAATTGGCGTGCCGCCAACAAGGAATTGCCGCTCGTTGGCGGCAACCTCCTATCCCTCCCAAGGTCAAAGACCTTGGGCTTCCCGGAGGCCAATTGTGATGGGTTGTACGTTTGAGCAGGGTACGCCTGAGACGTGCGCCCTGCATCCGTTTCTGCACGAGAAAGAGTCAGTATGCCTATAGAAGTGTACGAGGTACGTGAAGGCAACCGTGTGGATATGCCATCCGGGGACGCACCGCCCGGCAATGGTAGTCAGGAAAGCGCGCCTGACGCCAGCGGAACAGCTGCGCCTGGCGCCACTCCTTCTCCCCAGGCCGGGGGTGAGGAGCCGTCCGCGTCGCCAACGGACACCACGTCTGCCGGGGGAGGAGAGCCCCCGGCAGAGACGGACGACGATGCACCTCTCCGCGACGATAGTGAAGTCAATGCCGAACGCCTCAATAGACGCTTTGCCCGTCTCACGGCCGCACGCCGGAAAGCCGAGCGTGAACGCGACGCCTTAGCCCAGCAGCATCAGGTGGAGTTAGCGCAGACCCGTGGCCAACTTGAGGCGGTGCAACGCATGTTAGCCGGCGCCGCGCCTGACCTGCCCCAGACGCCCGCGCTGCCCCCAGGACCTCCGCAGGCCGAGCAGTACGCCAGCCACGAAGATTTCGTGCATGCCGCGGCGACGTATGCCACGGACCAGCGCATGGCACAGGAACGTCAGCGTGACCAACAGATGCGCTTCCAGCAGGACCTGATGAGCCGTGAAGCCCACTTTAAGCAGGCGCATCCTGACTTCGATAGCGTCGTGCGTGGGGGCCTGGAAGGGAAAGTGTCGCCGGTCCTCAAGCAGGCCCTGATGCTCGTACCGGACGGCCCGGCGGTGGCGTACACGCTGGCGCAGCAACCCGAGCTGGTGCAGCGCCTGAACTCGCTCCCCCCACCGCTGGTGCTGGTCGAGCTGGGCCGGCTCTCACCGGCTGCGCCCCAGGCGACCACTCCTACCCCAGCGGTGGGATCTGCGAATGGCACGACGCCGCCCACGCCAGCGCCAGTCCCGACGCTGCACGCCCCTGAAACGCCACTCTCCGGCGCGGGGGGCGGGGCACCGACGGGCGGATACGATGAAAATATGACAATGGACCAATATAAACTCTGGCGGAAGCGTACCTCGACGCTGCCCGCCTGGAAGGAACGCTAGACACCACGCCGCGCTGTCCTCTCCACAGCGCACCATGACCCGCACAGGTTCTCTCCACCGTGCGACAACTGAGCACGCATAGTATTATAGTGGAGAGAGAATTATGCCAACTAATACGCTTCTTACGATCGGGATGGTGACAAAAGAGACACTCACATGCATGGAAAATAACCTGGTCTTTACCAAGGGCATCGTGCGTGAGTACAGCTCGGATTTTGCGACCCCTGGATCGAAGATAGGCCCCACCCTTAATATAAGATTGCCTGCCCAGCTTCGTACCACGTCTGGTGCGGCCATGGGGACCATTCAGGACTACATCGAAACCTCGGTGCCGCTCACGATTGATCAACAAGAACACGTCGATCTGTCCTTCACGAGCTTCGAAATGACGCTCTCCCTGGATATGTGGCGGGAACGGATTGGCCGGCCCTCGGGCATTGTGCTGGCGAACAAGGTGGATGCCTATGCCCTCTCCCTCTACTACCAGGTGCCGAACGCTGTCCTGTCTGGTACCACGGATAAATGGAAGAGCTATCTTCAGGCGGGCGCGAAGTTGGCGGATAGCGGGACGCCGAACGATGGGACATGGAGGGCCGTGTTAAACCAATGGGAACAAGTGGACGTGGTGAATGAGCTGAAGGGGCTGTTTCAGTCGAGCGAGCAGATTAAACGCCAGTATGAACGCGGGGTGATGGGTACGAGCGGTGGTCTCGACTGGTTCTATGATCAAAACGTCTCGATTCATACCTCCGGGCCGCTTGGTGGTGCCCCGCTGTACCAGACCACCATCCTGTCCGGCAACAGTATCACCGTGTCAGGTTTCACAGCCGCAGCGGCTTCTCGCGTCAAGAAGGGTGATATTTTCACGATTGCCAACGTCAACGGCGTCAATCCGGTGTCTCTGGCGACCACGGGCAAGCTGCGCCAGTTCACGGCGACAGCCGACGTGTCGAGCGCGGCTGATGGCACCGCGACTATCCCGATCTATCCACCCATTATCGGGCCATCGTCACCCGCCAACCCGCGACAGACGGTCAGTGTCCTGCCTACGGCTGCTGCACCACTCACGTTTCTGATGACGGCCAATACGTCCTACTATCAGAATATCGTGCACCAAAAAGAAGCGTGGGCGATGGCCATGTGCCGCTTGCAGGAACCTTTTAGCGGGCAGAGTGCCTATGCGGTGTCGCCAGAGACGGGTGTCGCCTTGCGTACCTGGAAAGCATCGGACATAAGCACCGACACCCATGCTAGTCGCTGCGACGAAGCATTTGGAATAGTTGTAAGTAGACCTCAATTTGCTTGTAGGGTTATTTCAGCTGTTTAAGGCGAGGGTCTTTCCTGTACGGATTGCGCGCAAGAAACTCCTCGACGGAAAGCGTGCGTTTACGGCTATTACAGGAGAGACATGCAGGAACTAGGTTGTCTTTACTATGTGCACCGCCCTTGGTGACTGGAACAACGTGGTCGATTGTCAGCGGGACATCAGCGTTTTCACAATAGGCGCAGGCATAGTGGAACCGTGCCCAGATAGCATCCATGTCGGCATCTGTGACAACCTCAATGATGCTCCCGTAGCGATGGGGACGGTTTTTCACGCGGCTTCGATGCTGGCTAAGACGATCTTGCATGATGTGGTCTTGACGCCAATTATTGCGGTATTGGGTGGAACACGGAATGCAACGGAGCATCACGCGTTTATACCCACGCGGATCACTACGGCACTCATAGAGAGGCAGCACACGGGTACACGTGCCACACAAGACAGCAGGTTCGAGCCCGTCAGTCCCAGCGATCCAATAGGCCCGTGGCCTTGGCTTGGTTGTGCGGTGGTGAAGGTTATAACACTCTAGACAGTCTGCCCTGTGGCCATCAGGGTTACGGAGGAGTGCGCCAAAGTCGGCAATGCGTTTCACGAGCTGACAGCGTATACAGCGTTTTAAGCGAGGGATAGCCCGTGCGTCAAGAGGTATGGCTTTGATACGCTCCTGATGTGCACTGATATTCTTCGCGTGTCGTCCAGGGTTGGCCGCACGGTTCTCGCTGGCATAGACGGCAAGGCAAGGATTGCACCTGGCATTCAGGCCGTACTTGTTCTTGCTGGCACCAAAGAGGATACGCGGGAGGTATTGCAGGCATTGCGCACACCACACATTGCCGGAATCATCGAAACGCGGGGGACGCTGTAGCGGTTTCCGCTGATGGCGCAGAACCGTGATATGTTCGGCGTTGCTGGCATTGTACGTGCGTGAGTACGCAAGGTAGTGCTCAGGATTGGCTATACGCCGCGCCTTACTGGCAGCCTCGCAACAGGCGAGACAGCGGGAATGATAGCCGCGCTTGCGGTCTGGACGTGGAGTAAAGTTGGACGTGGGCAGCATACGCCCACACTTCGAGCAGGGTAACAGGTCCATGATGCCTCCTATACGGCATAAGGGTGAGTGTCAGGCCCGTAGGTGTATAGGCACCTACGGCAAGGGGCTAGCAAGGCCCACCTGACGCACTTAATTGTACCTAAAAGGTGCGTAGATGGCGAACCAAATACTCACCAGCGTCGGCTATGTCACTGCCCCGACCACGCTTATCCAAACCATAGAGGAGCCTGTCATGGCTGATCCCGCGACGTTCCCGAAATGGTACTTTCCCGCTGGCGGCCCGACCGAGCCTGACTACGGCGGCCGCTGCTTCGAGAGTCAGGCGGACCTCGACGCCGCAGAAGGGCAGTGGTTCCCGACGCCCCAGGCAGCGCAAGAAGCCGCCACGAAGGCCCCGGCTGCGCCTGCCCCGGCACCCGAGGACGATGAACCCCATGCCCGGCGGTCGCACCGCTAAAGGAGCATCTGTATGGCCTCGATTCACGAAACGACCGCTGTCGACATCACCATGGGCGCTGACACCCTGGCGCCGCTGTTCATTCCCCTGCTGGAGATCACCCCCGGCACGCAACTGATCGCCAGCCAGTGCAGCCTCACCGTCACGGGCGTCCCGAGTCCCTTCGAGGTGGCCATCATGCTGTGCAAGCCGGGCACCGTCCAGGGCGATCCGGGAGACGCGGTGCTCCAGGTGGGGGAGACGCATGCTGTCACCGCTGGGCAACCGCAGGTGCTGGCGGGGAGTGTGCCGCCGCTGGACCAGGGCGGGGTGCTGGGGCTGTCCGTGCCAGTGCAGCCGACGCCGACCGGGGCGAAGGTGACGGGCACGCTGAGTACCGTGCGGTAGGAGGACGCGATGCACGAACGCATGCGTGACCAGAACGATCCGAATATCGACACGATTGCTGATCTGCAACGGAGCATCACGGCAACGCTGACGTACATCATGGGACGGGCATCCGTGGCTGAGCTGTACGGGCTCCAGGGCTATCTGAGTAAGCTGGCGTCGCAGATGGCTCCTGTCGATGCTGTCCGTCACGGCCCGCAGGCGCCCTGGGACGAGGCGTTGTGGGACAGATACGCCCAAAATCCAGAGATGCCTGACGTGTTGCGCCAGCAGATGGCGGAGATCGAGCGCCAAACCGCGCTGATGCGGGCACAGCAAGCCACCTGTACCCCGGCACCGTATCGCCAGGAGAGTTAGCGTATGCCAGCGATCAGTGCCAGGACGATAGGCACCACGGCGCTCAGGTTGCTTGGGGTGGCCGCCCACGAGCAGCCCATCAGCGCCGATATGGCCATGAGTGCCCTCGATGCGCTCAACGGGCTGATTGACGCCTGGGCGGTCGAGAAGCTCCTGACGTACACGCGTCCGCTTGTCACCCTCACGCTGGTGCCAGGCCAGGGGGTCTATACGTGGGGCGTCGAGGTGCCCGCCGCCGACATCCCGCAGGTGCCCCCGGTGCGCCTGGAGGTCTGCCTGCTCAGTGTGGAGGACACGGCCCCAGGGCTCCAATGGCCGCTCACGATACTCACGCAGACGGAGTATGCTGAGCAGATCTGGCAGAAGGGGCTGACGAGCGACTATCCCTCCCATGTCTACCTGGAAGCCTCGCAGCCCGTGGCGCGGCTCTACGTCTATCCCGTGCCGACGCGGGGGTACCAGATGGCATTGCTCCCGTGGACGGAGCACGGACCGTATACGGCGTGGGATGACGTGCGATCCTGGCCGAACGGCTATTACCGCGCGTTCCTCTACAACCTGGCCCTGGAGTTGGCACCGCAGTATATGGTTGAGCCCTCGCCACTGATCCTGCGCACCGCCGAGGAGAGCAAGCGGGCGCTCTATCCGATCAATGCTGAGGTTGGGAAAATAGCGCTCTGGCCAGGA